TGTGTGTCCTGGTTTAATCGAACGCCCCTGCAAAACTGTTAAAGATCCGCTAAACTTAAAAGGTTTCTGGCCTATACCGCGCCCAATGTACGCCGCTGACTACACTGATTCGTTAGTGCCTGTTGAGCCGTTTAGATATTACGAAGACCAAGCCAATGAGCTAGACACGATCACACGGCGCATCACTGGCGTTATTGAGGCTTGCAAAGTGCGCGGCATTTACGACAGTACAATATCTGAAATGTCTAACATCATGGATAGCTCAGAGACAATGCTTGTCCCAGCAACGGACGTTTTGCCGTTAATGCAAGCTGGCGGTTTAGATCGGGCTGTATGGATCTGGCCTATTGAGAAAATTGCGGGCGTTTTGATTCATCTGTATCAACAGCGCGAAGCCGTAAAAACCATTATTTATGAGATTACAGGCATTGCAGACATTATGCGCGGTTCTAGTTCCGCATCCGAAACATTAGGCGCACAGCAATTAAAAGCGCAGTTTGGAACGATGCGATTAGACGATACAAGGCGCGAAGTTCAAAGATATGCGCGTGACTTAGTGCGTATGGCGGCTGAGATTATTGCAGAGCAATTCAGTCCAGAAACTATGCAGATTATGACTGACGTTAAGTTGCCAACGCCAGAAGAAAAAATGCAAGCGCAAATGATGGCGCAACAAATGCAGATGCAACAACAGCCAATCCCAGCTAAATTACAAGAGATATTGGATAAGCCAACTTGGGATGAATGCTTACAGGTGTTGCGTGACGATCAACAGCGGGCATATCGCATAGACATTGAGACAGATAGTACTGTTGCAGGCGATCAGGCTCAAGAGCAGAAAAACATAACAGAACTGCTCACGGGCATTTCATCGTTTATTCAAAATGCTGGCCCTGCGGTTGCGGCTGGTTACTTGCCATTAGAAGCGGCTAAATCTCTGTTGATGACTTCTGTGCGTAAATTTAAAATGGGCCGTGAAGTTGAGGATGCGCTTGATATGATCGGCGTTGAAGAAGATGGCGAAGACGGGCAGCTTGATCCGCAGATGCAACAGATGCACGAACAAATGCAACAGCAAATGCAGGAACTGCAAGGCCAAGCCCAACAGCTACAGCAAGAGAACGAACAGCTAAAAGCTGATAAGAGCGCAGAAGCCCAACGCACTCAAATGGATGGCGAAAAAGCTGTTGCTGAAATTGAGTTAAAGCGCGGCGATCAAACATTGAAAGCGCAAGAGTTTGAACTAAAAGCTTCACAGCCTGTCGTAACCCCGCAAGAGCAATGGGAATATGATATGCAAATGGAGCGCGAAAAGATGGCGTTTGATGCTGAACAGAAGGCATTGGATCGGCAAGCTGAAGCTGAACAGAAAGCTTTGGATCGTGAAGCAAACATTGCAAAAGCGATTATTGCTAAGTCAGACAACGAAAACAATATTGATAGCGCCTTGTCAGATTTACACGCAAACAAGACTTTAACGTACAATGATGACGGCAGCATTAGCGGTTATGAAACAACGGATATTGAATCAACAATTTCAAGAATTAAAGACGTTATTTCAAACCAATCTAATGCAGACAGAGGCGGCATGGAACAGGCTTTGGTGAATATTGCGGATATGCAAGCGCAAACAAGTCAGCTAATTGTTGAATCTAATGAACGTCTAGCCAGCGCAATAACTGCACCAAAGCGGGCAATTTATGAAAATGGCAGACCTGTTGGGATTGAAACGGTTTAATGGCGACTTGGGATGTTAGCAAATGGGACGAAGGCGTATGGGACGCTGACCCGTCACACGCAAGGGCGGCAGGTGGTGGCGCTAAACGCAGAAGGCCAAACGAAAAGATTGTCTGGTATGACGATTGGTTAAAGTCACAACAAAAAAACGATGTACCAGAAGAAGAGCAAATTGAAGATATTGAAGAAGCGATTGAAGTTGTTAAGGCGTATAAAGAAAAAGTTGTTTCGACTGTTGACGCAAAGGCTGCAATATTAAAAGCTAAAAATGCTGAAGATATGTTAAACCAAGTGCGTGAATTAAAGATTTTAATGGAAACGTATTTTGCAATACAGCAAGAGAAATTACGAGTTAAGAAACAAGATGATGATTTTGTCAGCATGTTTATGTTAGGGGTTTTATAATGGTTACGATGGCACAAGCTTTAATAAAGAAGCCTGTTCAAACTATTAATAGCGAAGGTGATGGTTACAGCCCTGTGTCGCAAATGTCTAGCGGGCAAGGCGGTTTACAAGGGTGGAATCGGGCATCTAACTTTAACAACTTTATGAACAACTCAATACCAGGGTATGCCATACAAGGTTTGATGCCAGGCGGTCTTGGTCTTGGGCTTGCTGCTAGAGCAAATAATTCATACGCCAACAACGTTTACACAAATGCAATGAATAGCAGAGAGAGCGGCGGCTTTGTTCCTCAAGTTTTGCAACCTGTTAGATCAGCGCCAAAACCAAATATGGGTGGATACGGTGCTGGTATGAGTGACGGCGGTTGGAGCGGTGATAGTGGATATGGAGCTGCTAGTGGTGGTTACGGCAGTATGGACAGTGAATATTAATATGAACGATCACAAAGAGAATTTAAAAGAATATAAACACAATTTCGCAAACATTGATTGGTCAACTAAAATTGACAAACCAAAAAAAGTAATTGAGTATATACCATTAGCGCGGTCAAACTTGCCTTCACCTAGAATACTAGGCGATTATGAAGCATATGAATGCCCTGTGTCGGGCAGAATGATTGAAGGCCGTAGAGCGCACGAAGAAAATTTAAAGGCTACTGGTTGCCGAGTTTTGGAGCGTGGTGAGAAAGAAGACAACGTAAAAAACGCACAAATAGCAGCGCAAGCAGAAGATAAAAGACGCGATAAAGCAATTGATGGAATAGTTGATTCCGTTGCAAGCGAATATTTTAAATAATCCAATGGAGACTTTTAAATGGATTTAGAAACAACAGCTACTGAAGACGCAACACCCGCAGATATTGATAACTTCATGGAGTCTGCTTTTGATGAGTTGGAAGAAACTGGCGAAATAACGGATGACTCCGACATAAGCGAAGATCAAATTGCTAATGTTGTTGAGGCCCAAACAGATTCAGATGTTGAAGAAGGCACTGATATAGATGACGCAGACAGAGCAGAGGCAAGCAGTGAACCTGATAATCAGACCATCACCGCGCCGCAGTCTATGTCTGCGAAAGACCGTGAAGCGTTTTCTACACTTCCACCCGAACAACAGAAATGGATTTCGGATCGTGCGAAGGAACAGGAATCAGCTTTCACACAAAAGACTATGGAACTTGCAGACCAAAGGAAAGGTTACGACAAGCTAGATCAGATATTAGCACCAAGACGGCAACAGTTAGCACTAGATGGCATGGATGATAGCACCGCAGTCGGTCAGCTATTTGCCTTATCAGACTATGCAAACAATGATCCGATTGGCTTTGTTAAATATATGATGAATGCGCGTCAGATCCCAATGTCTGCTTTAACTGAATCCGCTGGGCCACAACAGCCCATCGACCCCCAATTAGCTGCCATGCAACAAAAAATGCAAGGCTTTGAGAATTTCTTAACACAACAACAAATGCAAGCACAACAGCAAGCGGAAACTGCCATTAATGGTGATGTACAAAAGTTCGCGCAAGACAACGAATTTTATGCAGAGCTAGAAAATGAAATGATTCCAGTTGTTGCGGCATTGCGTCAAAACGATCCAAGCCTTTCTAACCATGATGCGTTGTCAAAAGCCTATAAGATGGCTATTGCGGCAAATGATGGTGTATCTGCTAAAGTTGAAGCTTCAAAATCAACTAAGGCAGAGACAGATAAGGTTGCATTGGCGAAAGCCCGCGCAGCTAAGTCAAAGAAGGCAGCGGCATCTAATGTCGTTCGTAGCGGCGCAAGACCCGCTGGTAAGGCTGGTGTTGAAAATGTTGAGGACTTTATCGGCGGCCTTGTTGATGAGCGCATGACAGCTTAAAACAATGAAAGGAAAGTCTTATGGCTTCCCCAAATAGCTCGTTTACCGAAATTTCGGCGATTACTTATCGGCATTTTAAAGATAAGTACCTTGCTGATAACGTCACAAACCATACTGCACTACACCAACGTCTAACAGAAAAAGGTCAAGTTGGTCTTGTTAGCGGCGGTTGGGAGATACAAGTTCCGCTTGATTACACCGAAAACGGTACATATCAGCGTTACTCTGGCTATGACACTTTGGAAGTTTCTCAAAGTGAAGTCTTCACGGCAGCTAACTTCCCTTGGAAGCAGATTGCCATTAACGTTGTTGCTTCTGGCCTAGAAATTCGCCAAAACAGCGGCAAAGAAGGCGTTATCAAGCTTGTCAAAAACAAGTTGAAGAATGCAATGCGTACCGCTGGCAACAACTTCTCTGTTGATATGTATTCTGACGGAACCACAGCTAACCAGATCAATGGCTTGCAAGCTCTTGTCTCTGACGCTGGTACTGGCACTGTTGGTGGCATTAACTCCTCAACTTACACCTTCTGGCAAAATGCACTCCAGTCTGCGGCTGCACCTTTACAGGGCGGCGGCGGTATTACACCAAGCGCAACAACAATTGAAAGCTTGATGCTTCCATTGTGGTTAAACTTGACACGTAATAACGATATGCCTGATTTGATTGTTATGGATGACACGTATTTCACGTTCTTTGATAACAGCCAAACAAGCCTGAAGCGTTACACCAACACAACAGACGTTGCGGCTGGTTCAACTTCCTTAAAGTACAAGGGCGCTGATGTAGTCTATGATTCTGTTGCTTCTGGTATGCCAGACGCTCATGCTTATTTCTTAAACACAGATTACATCGGGCTTTGCGCTCATAAAGATGCAAACTGGACAGAAGTACATGAGAAGTGGTCAGTAAACCAAGACAGCCAAGTTCTACCAATTATTTGGCAGGGCAATATGACTGTTTCTAACCGTTCACTTCAGGGCGTTATGAAAGCCTAATCGGTTTTTGTGCAAACTTTATTTCCTGAAAGGAAAATCAAATGTCTAGTTATGATATAGTAACCCCAATTGTTGGAGCGCAGCCTATTGCTGACACTTCTGCAACTCAACTTAACCCGCTTGGCTTAATTGTTCAGGCAGTTGATACTGCATCCACCGCTTATGGCGCTGGTGAATTTATCTACTTAAAAGGATTAGCAGCAACGGCTGTTGGATCTTTTGTTACTTACAACGCTGATGACAACTCAACTACGCTTTTGGCAGCTAATGCCATTGGCCCTGTTGCTGTTGCCATGTCAGCGAATCTTGCTGGCTATTATGGCTGGTATCAGATTTCTGGCAAAGTTGTTGGTAAGGCTTTGGCTGGTTACGCTGATAATGGCCTCGTTTACGCAACTGCTACCGCTGGCAGCATTGATGATGCTGTTGTCGCTGGTGACCGTGTAAAGCTGGCTAAAGGCGCATCTGCCGTTGGCACACCATCTTCAGGTTTAGCTGAATTTGAAATGCAACGTTCATTTATGGATGACGCAACAGCGGCTTAATTAAATCGGGGCTGGCTTAATTGTCAGCCCCTTTTTACTAAATAAGGAAAACAAATGGTTGATATGCTTCCAGAAGAAAAACATGGTTTTTATGTGGAATTTGAATTACGGGCAGAAGAAGACCGCAATGAATCAATGAAAACGGGCTATCCTGTTTTTCACGATATAGAAATTGCAATCATTACAATGCCAGGCGGCAATCTTGTTGTTGATAAGGTTGTGTCTGATGAATTATTAAATGAGTGGAAGCGCGGTATACCTGGACGCAAGCCACCATCTCCCTTTGCCACATCCGCATATGAGGCATGGAAAGAAGGGCGTGAAGCCCCCGTAAATGGAATTGATTTAAAAAACTGGCCTGGAGTTACCCCAGCGCAATTAAAAATGTGCCAAGGCTGCAACATTCGCACCGTTGAAGATTTAGCAGAATCAAACGCTGATTCTATTCGCAAAATGGGCATGGGCGGCGTTGCTTTAAAAGATAAGGCTATATCTTATTTGAAGTCTGCGGGTTTAAACAAAAACAGTGAAGAAGTGAGCGCTTTAAAAGTTGAGATGGAATCTTTGCGTGAAGCTGTCACAAAAAGAGATTTGCAGATTGAGAAGTTAATGGAACAGTTGACTGAGCCAGAAGATGAACCAAAGCGCAGAAAGAAAGCAGCGTAATGGACACGCATTTTTTTGAACGGGATGGCATTGATTTTATATCAATCAAGATTGATGCAAGTACTGCCGTTGATCTTATTGCAACGGAAGACCACAAAGTTAAATACAAAACCGAATGGATAGCGTACAATGCAGTCGTAAGAGCGCACAATGCTGATGGTACGTTTAAGGCAGACGATCCTGCAACGCCTGAAAATGAAGCGTTTGTTAAAGTTAAGAAGAAACCCGCTAAAAAGAAGGCGAAATAGTTATGACATTGCTGACGATGGTAAACGGCGCACAAGACACAATTGGTCTTACACGATCATCTGTCGTTGTTTCGTCATCTGACGGCAATACAAGGACGCTGTTAGCTTTGGCTCAAACGGAAGGGCGAGAATTAATTGAACGCTATTCTTGGCCTCAAACACAGCTAGAAGCTACTCACACAACGTTAGGCGCTGAACTTCAAGGCGTAATGGCGACACTTGCGCCAGGCTTTGGTTACATTATTAATCAGACGTTTTGGAATCGCACACTAACGCAACCTGTTACTGGCCCATTATCGCCACAAGAATGGCAGCTTCAGAAAGCCCGTGTAACGACAGGCCCATACTCTAGCTACAGGTTACAAGGCGGGAAGCTTTACGCTTATCCAGCGCCCCCTGCGGGCAACACATGGGTGTTTGAATACCAGACTGTAAACTTCTGTGAATCTAGCAGCGGTACGGATCAACCTGCATGGTTAGCTGACACTGATGTTGGTTTGCTAGATGAAAACTTAATGCAAATGGGCATTGTCTGGCGTTTTAAGAAAAAGAACGGCTTGGATTACTCAGAAGATTTCCGCGTTTATGAGCAGAAACTTGCCAATGAAACTGCAAGAGTTGGCGGCAAAAAGGTATTAGATATGGCTGGCGGCAATCAATCTAATACAGGAATTTATGTGCCTGAAGGTTCTTGGAGTTAATTAAGTGGAAAGTATGCAAGAAGCCTTAAATAACAATTACCAAGGCATGACACACACAGGCCGAAAGCCTCAAGGCTTGCAATTTGCTCAAGACATTAAGAAAACCATAGATAATGCTCCTAACGCTATTCTTAAATGGGTGCAAAACAATCCTATAGAAGCTGGATTAACAGCGGTATCTACCGTCACTCCCTATCCGTTTGATGCAATTCCAGCAATCGGTGCAGAAGCAGCACACTATTATAATAATCCTGACAATCTAACGCCAGGCAATCTTAGCATTTCTGGGGCTTCTGTCTTAGCTCCCGCAATTCCTGGCATGGCTGTGTTAGGCGCTTTAAAGAAATCAGGCAAGAGCATGGCAGACGCTCTTAACCCAGATAGAGCAGCAGATATAATAAATGATGGGAAAAAATACCTGTCTAATGCGGAACAGAAAGCTATAACAGCGGCTGAAAATAGAACTTTTGGAATACCTGATAGACAAAATTTAATTGATCAAGCTAACGAAACAGGTAACATGATAGCTCCCCCTTGGGGCGCTAAAGGGCCAAAAATATCTTTAGGCAAAATGTTTTCTATGGAAGATGCTTTAAAAATAGATGCACCGCCTTCAGGAATGTACCAAAAACGAAATGTTATTACTCCAGAAGATATTCCTATTGGTTCAAATTTAACTAACTTATCTGGTGATCAATCTGGAATTGGTGTTTTAAAAAACAGTTTGTCTGGAACATCTAAGGTAGATTTAGACGGTGGGTTTGGTTACCCACAACGTGTTGGTGATGATATTTGGAATAGTCATGGCCCTGTGGTTAATCAGATTCAATCAATTGCTGACGCAACACCTGATAAAAAAACATTTGCATTAACCACAGACATGACACCTATAGCTTTGCATTTTAATGATATGGTAAACAAAAGATTTTTTGAGTTGTTTGACAAAAAAGCAATTTCTAACGCTGACGATATTAATGAAACAATTGCAAAAACATTTAAATCTTCAAAAAATCCAGACGGAGTAACAGGATTTCCTGGTATAACATCACCTAAATTTAAAAAATGGATGAACAAACTAAACGGAACAAACAGGTCTACCGTTTTTCTTGCTTTAGATAAAGGTGGAATGCAGAAATTAGGTGTACCTGATTTGGGTGAAATAAAACATTCTATTAGCTCTCCAGATAGCCGTTACCGCCAATCAAGCCTTGACCCGCTTGTTGGGTACAATGCCGCAGAGATAATTCCTGGAAACGTAGGTATACCAAATGAATTGTTAGACATTCCACATGGAACATATCCTATGGGAATGAAGGGTAATTACCCAGGCGGTTTTGATGTAAAGTTGCCACGCAGTGTCGTATATCCACAATGGGCTGAAAAAGTTGCGGAACGTGGCCTTGCCCCTGCACAAGTGCAAGGGTCATTTAGACAAAATAAAATTATACAACCAGTAACACAACAATGGCAAGATAAGGCTATGGCTGCCCGTGAAAGGGTTCTAAAGAATAAATGAAGAAACTATCATCATCAACCATAGATATTTCTGTCGGCGTAACACCAAAATCTGCACAGATGTTTTTCTGTGCTTTTATTAGTTCTGTTTGCACTTTTATTGGCAAATCGTGGAAAAATATTTCTTCATCCACAATGTCTGGAAAACAAGCAACTTGGGCTACAAAAAATGCAGATTCTATCGCGTTAAACGCAGATTGTTTTTTGTTCATAATATTACCCCCTTTAGGAACTAAACATTGTAACATTAATATAATAAAAAAGAAAGTATTTGTGTGATGCTCCAGCCACTAGCAGATAACTCAAGAAAGTCACCAGTATCCAATTCGTCAAGCACCCCTGCTCCTGTTAGGGGATGGAACGCTAAAGATTCGCTTGCTGACATGGAAGAAGATTGGGCTATCACGCTGGAAAATATGTTTCCTAATTTAACTGACGTTGAATTAAGAGGCGGATATGCGTCACATTCAACGGGCAACGGAACGGGTGCAGTTGAAACTTTAGTTGAGTATTCTGGCCCAGCAACGAAAAAGCTATTAGCTTGCGCTGGCGGTGTTATATATGACGCATCTGCGGCGGGTGGATCAACGTCTATTGCTACGGGCAAATCAAACGCACGTTGGCAGACTGTTATGTTTGGAACGGCTGGCGGTAATTTTCTTTATATGGTCAACGGTGAAGATGCGCCTATTTATTACAACGGTTCTTCTTTTACTACACCAACACTAAGCGGAGTAACGGCTACAAATATAGTTGATATAATTGCCCATCAACGTCGATTATTCTTTGCTTTTAATGATAGTTTAATTGTTGGTTATCTGCCTGTTAATAACTTAGCTGGAACAGTATCAACTTTTGATCTTGGCGGGTTATGCAAGAAAGGCGGCAAGATCCAAGCCCTTGCAAGCTGGACAAGAGATGGTGGTTCTGGCCCTGATGATATATTTGTTGCCATTACTTCTGAAGGCGAAGTTATATTGTATTCGGGCAATGACCCTGGGACTGCAAACTCTTGGCTTTTGGTCGGTGCATCGTTCAGCATTGGTAAGCCTATTGGTCGCAGATGCGTTGAGGTTGTTGGCACTGAGGTTATGGTCACAACTCAGGACGGTGCGATTCCGTTATCAACTATGCTGCCGATTGATAGAGTTGGCGCGGCTGGTAAGGCATTGTCTGACAACATACAAAACGCATTTATTGCTTCAGCTAGAAGCTTTGGAACCGTGTTTGGGTGGCAATCAATACACTACCCGCAGGGATCTTATGCGCTGTTTAATGTTCCAGTTAGCATATCTGAATCATATCAGTATGTAGTCAACACGCAGACAGGCGCATGGTGCAAGTTTACAGGGCAAAATGCGGCTTGCTGGGCGCTGTTTAACGGTGATCTATACTTTGGTGCTACAACAGGCGGTGTGGTCTACAAGGCCGATACAGGAACATCTGACAACACTGCAAATATTGAATTTACAATTAAACCAGCTTTTAACTATTTTGGTCGGCGCGGAGTAAATAAGCTTTATAATTTGTGCCGCCCACACTTCACATCAAATGGCGCTCCAAATGTTGCAATTGATTTAAATATTGATTTTTCTGATGTTGCACCGACAAGCATACCGTCAGCAACGTCACTTAATGCTGCCTTGTGGGACGTTTCAAAATGGGATGAAGCAAATTGGTCAAATGAAATAGTTATTGCAGATTGGTTGACCGTTTACGGAATTGGTGATTGTGCAACGCCAACAATTCGTGGTGCGGAGAATGCCTTATCTATTAAGTTTTCTGCATACGATATGATTTGGCAAACAGGAAACGCATTGTAATGATTGTAAGATTTTTGTTTATTATTGTTGCCATTGCTGCTTTTAGCTCAACGGCACAGGCAGACCTAACAACGTGCCAAGGAAAGTATGCACTTTGCGCTGCATCGACTTGTCAGCCAACAGGCAGAACTATTGCCACCAATAACGGCAACACATACCCAGAAGTCGTATGCAAATGCCCAATTATAGACGGTAAAGCTATTGCAGACACTACTATGGGAAATATGCAAGGTTCATGTGATCCAATAGACGATAATCACGTATGGAGCTTATTTGCTCCAAAGAGATACTACCCACAAGAGGCAAGCAACTTCAGCAAACGACCAGAAAAGATGCAAGCTGTTGTACAAAAATGCGATGCAAGTTTAAATCAAGGGTTTAATGCTAGTAATTGTTTCAGCTTTAATTGCAAGATTGGCCCTGACAACATTGCAATTTGTCGTTGCCCAATGGGACAAGTTCCAGCAAACACAACATTCTTAACAGAGGCAGGGCAAGGCAACCCAGAAGCTTGTTACCAGCATCCAGTTAGCTTGCCTGTTCAAAAGTAATGACGCAACTTATCTTTGATCGTGACGAAGAATTAGCACAATGGGCTGAACTTAATTACCCAGATGCAGCCCCTTTATGCAGACCGTTATCGGCAATTGGAATGGCTGACAAAGCTGGAAACATTATTGGCGTTGCAATTTATCATAATTACCGCCATAATGATATTGAAATAACTTTTGTTACTTCGACCCGCCGTTGGGCCACGAAGGGAACAGTCAGGGCATTATTGCACTACCCCTTTGAACAACTTGGCGTACAGCGAATGACCGCAATTACAAACAAATCAAACAAGAAGGCGAGAAAGCTGCTTAGTGGGCTTGGTTTTTTGTTGGAAGGCACACATCCATATGCGGCAAAAGGTAAGACTGCTTGCACGTATGGTTTATACTTAGACAATGCAAAGAGGTGGTTAAATGGGTAAATCTACCCCGTCCGCACCAGCGGCTCCTGATCCAGCGGCAACAGCGGCAGCGCAAGGTGCGGCAAACAAAGAAACGGCAATTGCTCAATCTCGTTTAAATCAGGTTGATGAATACACGCCTTATGGCAGCAGTGTATATTCAGAAACAGGAAGCCCCGTTGATGGAATACAAAGATTCAGGCGTGATACGACTTTAGACCCAGCGCAGCAAGCTATTGTCGATCAGCAAACTGGAATATCAGGCCAGCTTAATGCGTTAGCGGGCGATCAAATATCAAGGGTTGGCAGCAATTTAGCAGATCCATATTCGTATGAAGGAATGCCAGGCGCACCTAGTGCTGATGCAGCGGCTAGACAACAGACTATTGATTCTATGTTTAGTCAGTTTCAATCGCGTTTAGACCCACAATTTGCAGACGCTCAAACAGCTTTAGAAACTCAACTAGCTAATCAAGGCATTGGCGTTGGGTCTGACGCTTTTACGAAAGCAATGGAAAGTCAAAACCGTTCTAAAAACGATGCATATCAGTCAGCAATGAATGCCGCTATTACGGGCGGCGGATCGGAACAATCTAGGTTATTTGGTTTGCAAGGCAGTGCTAGAGAGCGGGCAATTCAAGAATATGAGCGCACCAGAAACGCGCCATTGAACGAAGTTGCTGCGTTAATGTCAGGCACACAAATCAACAACCCAACATTCTCAGCTATTCCACAAACTGGAATCAGCCCAACAGATATTGCTGGCCCAATCAACACAGCGTACCAAGGCAGTATGAATAATTACAATCAACAAATAGGCGCAAATAATGCCGCAATGGGCGGGTTGTTTGGTTTAGGCGGCGCTGTTGGTGGTGGTTTAGCTGGTAATACTTCTTTGTTTTCAGACCGTAGAGTTAAAAAGAACATTAAAAAAGTTGGCAAATTAGATAACGGACTTGATGTTTACTCATACCAATATAAATGGGGTGGCCCACAACAAATTGGCCTTATGGCGCAAGACGTTGAAAAAGTTAATCCAAAAGCTGTGCAAGAATTTAACGGTATTAAGGCAGTTAATTATTCGGAGGCTGTTCTGTAATGGCAAGTCGCAACGTACAATTTTATGGCAGCATGAATAAAGCACTTGGTGGCGATCCTATACAGCGTGACTATGCACAAGATCCAAGGCGTTTAATGGCTCAACAGCTAATGCAACAAGGATCAAGCACTGCACCTGTTCAATCGCCATTAGAAGGGCTTACAAGGGCATTGTCGGGCGTTGCAGGCGGTTATTTTGGCGGTCAAGCACAACGTGATATGCAAGAGCGTGAACAAGCGTTAAGCAGTGATATATCCACGGCTATGGAAGCTGCAACACCGAGAGTTGTTCCTGCAACCCCTGCCACATACAGCCAATCTGGTATCGGAGACTTTGAGCCAAGCACACCTGAAACTAAAACAAAAGGTGGTTTTGCTGGTATTGTTGATGCGTTAAGGCCAATGGACAATCCTGATCTATCTAACTTTAGGCAACAAGCTTTAATGGGCGAAATGCAACAACGCCAAGCGGCAGAGCAAGCGGCATTGGCTAGAGTGCAAAAAAGAGAAGATTTAGAAAATGAGTTAAAATTAAAACAAAAATACCCATCAAGTGCAACTGGCAGACCAACATCGACAATACAAGATTCAAGAGAGTTAACAATACTTCAAGACAATGTAACAAACGCAACTACGGCAGCAGGAAAAGCAGATGCTAAAAGAAAACTTAATAACTTCATTGAAATTAAAGCTTCAGATTTAAAATATATAGAAGCAAGGGAAAAAGCAAAACTTCAACCAAAAATTGAAGCGGCTCCTTTAATTGCTGGCGCAACAGAACAAGGAAAACAATCTGTAATAGCATCAGGAAAAGCGTTTGAAACACTTGCTAAAGTAGGTCAAAGCATAGCAAACATTGATGATGCAATTTTGCAAATTGATAATGGCGCAAACACTGGGCCTATAATTTCTATGCTGCCTAGCTTTACCGCTGCATCTGTAAATTTAGATAACGTGCAAAGACGAATGGGTTTAGACGTTATTGGAAATGTAACATTTGGGGCATTGTCTAAAGGTGAACTTGATTTAGCGTTAGCAACGGCACTGCCAACAAAACTTGATCCTGTGTCCTTAAAAAATTGGCTAACAACAAAGAAATTAGCACAACAAAAATTAGCTAGGTATGTAAGCAAAGCAGCAATTTATTTGGGTACACCAGGCAATACGGTAGCTAGTTGGGCTAAATTGCAGAAAGGAAATACAGGGCAAGGCGGCACACCAAAAAGAATAAAGCTTGATGCTCAAGGAAATATAATACCATGACACAAGAAGTAGAACTTGCAGACGGAACAATATTAGAATTTCCAGACGGAACCAGCCCCGCTGTTATACAACAAGCGGCAAAAAAAATTATTGCCCAAAGCGCTGAACAACCAGAAAGACGCCCTGAACAACCGCTAGGCACTACCCAACAGCCTGAACTTTGGGGCGGTGGTAGTCAGTTTTCAAGCGGTGTTTTGCAAGGTTTAGGCGACGAATTAAAAGCTGGCGTTGCCGCTGCTAAAGAATCATTTTCTGGTGGACTTCCTTTTGGTGAGGCATACGACCAAGCCTTGCCACAATATCAAAGATCAAGAGAACTTTACAAAAAAGAAAACCCAATACTAGCTCCAACACTTGATATTGCTGGACAAACAGCGCCTTGGCTTGCTGGCGCTAGGTTTATGCCAACCCCTGCCCCTGGATCTTCTATGATTCAAAAAATGACGCAAGGAGCAAAGATTGGAGCGCCTCTTGGCGCGTTGTCTGGTTTTACAAATGCAGAAGGCGATGTAGTTGACAGAACAATAGGCGGTGGAACAGGTCTTGTTGGCGGAGCGGTTATTGGAGCAGCCACGCCCCCTGTTGTTGAAGGATTAATTGCAACTATTAAATTTGGAATTAATCAGCTTGTTTCTCGACTGCCCTATCAACAGCAATCACTGGCTGCTCGCAAAATTGCAGAAGCTATGGAGCGCGATGGAGTAAGTCCAGAACAGGCCGCAGCTAAAATGGAAGAAATGGGTTCAGAGGCTGCATTGCTAGACCTTGGCCCGAATACACGCGCCCTTGCTGGATCAGCCCAACAAACTCCAGGCGAAGGAAAAACAAAAATAACTGACTTCTTAATCAACAGGCAAGAAGGCGTAAGAGACGCTGACAAAGTTATTCAAGGCGGTCAGGTAAATAGAGTTGCAGGGCAGATTGATGATCTTGTCCCAGAAAAGTATGTTGATACTGAGGCCGGTATAACTGCCGCAAGAAAGGGTTTTGGAAAGGACTACAACGCAGCACGGGACGGTGGCGACCTTGTAGACGTTATGCCTTTAATAAAAAGCCTTGATGACGAAATTGCCAATTCTAAAGGCGGCATTCAGTCAAGCTTGCAAAAAGTGAAAGACTTGCTTGTAGACCAAAACGGAAACCCAGAAATAACGATTGAAACTCTACATCAGTCAAAGATGGCTATTGATGAATTAATGTCTGGTGAGGCCCGCACATCTATGGGCAGCGTTTCAAAGGGCCGTGTGAAGGATTACACGAATAGGCTTATTGAGGCGATAGAAAGCAGCGGCGAATCGGGCGCGGCATACCAAGCCGGTAGAGTTGGCACCCGTGGCGAATGGATGAAGCAAGAGGCACTTGAAAGCGGTGCTAAGTTTATGAGTAAATCAGAATTTATAAATCCTAGTGAATTAGCTGCTTCATTAGCTAAAATGTCGCCAGAAGAATTGCATACTTTCAGAATTGGCGCGGTGCAGGCGCTTAAAAATAAAGTTGGCGACCTGACGCGCAGAGCGGACGCAACTAAGAAAATAATGGACATTACAGGGCTTGAAGACAAAATAAGAATGGCTTTTGGCGACAATGAGATGTTTAAGAAATACATAACTGGCCTTGAAACAGAAAAAGAAATGTTCAAAGGCTATTCTATGATGGGTGGCTCACAAACGGCAGAACGTGAAGCGGCTAAAGCAGACGCTGTAATTGACCCGTCAAGAGTTATTCGTGGTTTAATCAGAATGAAGTCACCTAATCCTTTAGATACAGTTGGCGGCATGGTGGACATTCTTGGTGGTAGTAAAGATCGGCTACTAATGTCTGAAAAACTGTCAAAAGGATTGGGCGAAGGATTAACTGGGCAAGACTTGGCTTCTATACAAAAAGCTTATCGCGCTGGTGAAATTACAAACAGAATTAAAAACAGAATGATAAAAGCATTAACAATAACGGGCGCAACAGGCGGTCAAGAAACAATGCAAAAAGCTTTAGGAGCAAGATAAAATGGCACGTAACGGATCAGGGTCTTACACAAACCCATACCCCAATTTCGTTGCAGGAACTGTAATTTCCAGCGACCAAGTTGACGCAAACAACAGCGCAATAGCAACGGCGTTGACGCAATCAATTGCGGTTGACGGACAAAGCACTGTTACGGGCAACATCCCAATGTCGAGCAAAAAGTTTACGGGTCTAACTGTTGGAAGCGCATCGACGGACAGCGCAACTTTAGGACAAGTTCAAGCCAGTGCATATGTATTTTGCGGTACAATGGGCGGGGCTGCGGATGCTGGCACTTTAGCCCCTACACCCGCCATAACAGCATATGCGGCTGGACAGCGGTTTTTCTGGAAGGCATCAACTAGCTCTAATACAGGCGCCATGACGGTTGCTATTAGCGGGCTGTCTACAATTGCAATGCAAAGCGACAGAGCGGCATTAGCGGCGGGCGATCATGTCGCGTCAGATATTTACATGGGTATCCTAGATACCACTTCAACCATGCAGATTATGAAGATTGCAGACGCACCAGCGGCAAGTGCTACCGTTGCTGGATTAATTGAGATTGCAACTGATGCGGAGACTTTGACGGGTACTGATGCCACACGCGCTGTAAGTCCAGCGGGATTAACTTCTGTATACTCAACAATTAGAAGCATACCGCAAAACAGCAAATCAGCGGCTTATACGTTAGTTTTAGCTGACGCTGGTAAGCACATATACCATCCAGGCGCTGACACTACCGCCCGCATCTGGACGATCCCTGCTAACGCTTCTGTGGCGTATCCGATAGGCACTGCCATAACATTTGTAAATGATACGAGTGGTGGCGTTATAACTATTGCAATAACGTCTGACGTTCTTGTTTTATCACCAGATGGCACAACAGGGTCACGTTCATTAGCAGCCAACGGAATCGCAACTTGCATAAAGATGACGGCAACAAGATGGATGATTAGCGGATCGGGATTGACCTAATGAGTATGCAGCAGATAATGTTTGCCAGTTTAGCATCTGGCGGCGATTTTGTTATAAATGGCAGTGGATTATTTGATGGTAGCAGTGGTCAGTTAGCACGAACCCCTAGTAGTGCAGGAAACCAAGACAAGTTCACAGTTGAGTTTATATTTAAACTATCCCTTGGGCTGACAAACCCAATCCTTTTAGGCGTGAACCCCACATCAAGCCAAGCTGATACTAATTCGTTTACTATTCAGCTTATTGGGTCAGGCACAACAGGTTACAATGTTCGTGTCGTAGGATGGGGGACAACGTGGTTGGAAACAACACAAGAACTGCGTGACCCTGCTGCCTATCAGTCACTTATTGTGGCTTGTGACAGCACTAATTCTACGGCAGCAAATCGTGTTCGTATGTATCTAAACGGTACAGAAGTTACGGACTTCGCAACACGCAATAACCCCACACAGAACCAAAACTTCGGGATGAATGGAACTGTGCCACATGAGATAGGGAGTTACGCTGGAGGATCAGCGTTTATCAATGATTATGTGGCTAGAGTAGTAAGTATAGACGGATTACAACTAGCCCCAACATCATTTGGTGAAACTACAGACGATGGATTCTGGAGTATTTCGGATGTAAGTGAATTAGACTTTACAGGCACAAATTCTTTCTTAATTGAAGGCGGTGCTAATGTAGCGGCTGGTTATGATAGTGTATTAGTAGCAACAGCCGATAGACCGACAACAACAGTAAGTGCAAGTTCTTCCCAATACACAGGTGCGACAGGGACGGCTACTTTCTTAGCTGATGATTTAACTGTAGCTAGTAACAGTAGTGTTAGAGTTAATGATACTTTTACTGGAGACTTCTCTATATCTTTCGATGGCTATAATGGAGGTACCGGTATTGGTCGAACATTATTATACCCCAGTTCAGAAGACGGCACGTATAACAGTGCTGTTCAACCTGGAGCTAACTACGGAAGCTTCTCTGGTAATCAGTTCCTAATAGATCACAACGACGGTTCTTATTATTCTAATGGAGCATCTTTAACAGCAAGTCTTGGGGCAACTTATGGAGTCAGGGTAACAGTAACACGTAAGGGGTCTGTTCTTAGTATTTATTATGATGGAGCATTTAAAGCGGTATTTGCTAATGGCTACTCAGGAACACTGCGTCTTGTACACGGTGGGGCGAATGCCACGGCAACTATTAATACGGTCAACTGGACAGATTGGTCTGCAACAGGTTTACCAAACGACTTCACCAAGACAGGCACAATAACCGCCACCAACGATTCTCCGACGAATGGTGGTGATGACAATGAATATGGTAATTATGCTACGTTTAACCCCTTAATACCTGACACTAATGCAGGAACACCTGTTTACACGGATGGTAATCGACATTTTGCAAACGCGAGTGGAACTGGTTATTGTGGGGCTTCTACTTTAGCTATTAATTCAGGTAAGTTTTATGTTGAAATAAAGCCTAACACATTTGTGAACGATGAAGAGATTATTGGTTTTGCATTAGCCTCAAGTAATGTTTGGGGGTCAACGGCTCAACTAGGAAATGCATCAGGCCAAGGTGCGGGACTTCATACTTTGTCAACTTCTGACACTAAGCTAAAGATAGACGGTGGCTCATTAACCACAGTTGATACAAAGATGTTATCCCCTGATCGAACAATTATAGCCATCGACAGTGCAGCGGGTAAAGGCTGGTTAGGTTTTTATGATAACAGTGGCTCAGTGTCTAGGTGGGTTGACACTTCTGGCACTACAAGAACAACAGATCAACCAGCAGCAGGGACTAACGCAACTTGGACTTTCACAGCTAATGAAGCGGTGTTGGTTGGTTCAAGTTTATATGGCGATGGTAACACAGACATATACGCAGACAGTGGTGATTGGTTAGGAACTCCACCTTCTGGTTTTGTTTCTATGGGAACCCAAAACCTACCAACCCCAGCCGTAATTAATTATGAAGACCACTACACAGTAATTGCAGGAATTAGCCACAGCAACGGATCAACGACAGCAGTCACGCTTCCGTGGAACACCTCAACTTATGAAACAATGGTGACAGTAAAACGTACCAATGATACTGGTTCATGGTATCGAATAGACACTTTAAGAGGCGGCACTAAAGCGGCACAGATGGAAGGCAACGCCCCAGATATAACCAACTCTGATGGTGGCTTCTC